AAGATAAATTAATTTCACCAAGTTCTTTTAACTTGCTTTCACTCCATCTTAAACCAGCTTTACCACCCCACAATAAATAAGAAATAGTACCACACGCTTCTTTATCTCCTTCATCATAATATTCTTGCGCTCTACTTAAATAGCTATACATCCTTTTTAAAGTTTGTAAACTGATGTTTTCTTTTTGTGCTAATTGTTGTGCGCGTATTTTACCAACTTGTGTTGCACATTTATTATTTACTTTTTCATTTAATTCAATACCTCTTTTAGCATTGTTACTAACTGCTTGTGGATAATCATTATAACTTTCTAATTCTATATTTTTACCTGATTTAGTTCTTTTATCTTTCTTAATTAAAGCCTTAATATTACTAAGCATATATTCAGCCTCAGCTTCTTCAATAGCTTCTAACTCTTTACTCCATTGTGATTGCAAACTTGGGTCTTTAACTTGTGCTTTATCTGCAAAATAACCTTCAATTGAGAATCCTTTAACTTTTCCAGTTTTTATATAATCATTCCAAACTTCTTCATTTTCTACTTTCATTGAAATCATCCACGTTCCTTTAGGTACACTTAAACCATACTTCTTAGATTTATCCATTTCAGTATCTTCTACAATCCACGATTCAACAACTGTTAAATTGTTTATCTCCATTTCGTGTTCTAAAGTTGCATTGTTCTGCATACTATTTTGAAAGAATAATTCACTTGCTCTTCTAACTGTTTTCTCAGAAAAGTAAACGTAAAAAGTATTTTCTCCATTCTTTCTAAAGATTGGTTTGTTAGGTATTAAAGCAGCTCCCATTAGTAAACGCTTTTCATCATCTACTTTTGCTAATTTTATTTCTTGTTCTGATAGTGTTACAAAATCAGATTCTATTGCTGGCATTTCTACGATGCTAACAGCTTCGATTCCAGTTAGCCCTTCGCTATCTTCATCTAATATTAATTCTATTATATCCATTGTATTTTATTTTAAAAAGTTGCTTGTGTAATTGTATTGTTTTGTAGTTGTTGTGCTGTTGTTACGTTACCAGCTACTACATATGCTTGTACTGGTTGTTGTTGGCCTAATGCTCCAGCTACTTGGTTAAATCCTGATTGACCTACAACATTAAAACTTGGTGCTTGACTTGGTGAAGTTGATGCTCCTCCTGTACTTGTTGAAGGCGATGGAGTATCAAAAGAACTGCTGTCAAATTGTGTTTTTTGTATGTTCTTAACTGCTGCTACACCTGCTGCTGTTACTATTGCTGCATTTATAAAATTTAAAGGTGGTGGTGCGCTTGCCAATGCTTTTGAAACACCTACAGAAGTATTTATTATTGCGTTAGCTATTCCTATTGCTTTATTTACCTTAAATGCTTTCTTTTGGCTTGCTTCGTTTTCTTTTGCAAATGCTTGTGTTAATTCATTAATAGCAATTAAAGCATTCATTGTCATTGTTGCAGCTTGTTCAAAAGCATCTAAGTTTTGTTGTCTTTGTTTAGCTATTTCTTCTTCTGCATCTTTATCATCTTGAAGTTTTTGGTCGTTTTGTTCTTTATTAATTTTAACTTTAGCATCTGCAATTTCTTTAGCTCTTAAAACTTCTTGTTGTTCTAATTCTTGCTTTGTTTCATTGTATTCTATCTCTGCATCTACTTTTGCTTGTGTACCATCTTTAGCAGCATCTATTACACCTTGAAGTCTTTTTAATTGTAAAACTTTTTCTTCTGCATCAACTTTTTTTAACGCTTCTAACCTTTCTAATTCATCTTCTATTTGTTCTGCATTAAATCTTTTTTGTTCAATAGATAAATTTGCTTCTGATTCTAACCTTGAGTTAATAAGTTCTAAACCTTCTTTTTCAAGTGCTGCTTCATTTGTTTTTTGTTCACTTCTAAAACCTTCAATTTGTGCTTCTATTGCAGCAAGTTCATTTAATGCTTCTCCTTTTGCTTTAAGTGCTTCTACATTTTCTGCATCTTTTTTAAGATTTGCTTCTGCCAAATCAAGTTGAGTTTTAGCATTAGCTTTCATTGCGGTTTCTTGGTTTTCAAGAATTGCAGCTAATTCTTCATTAGCTTTCTTTCTATCTGCTACACTTTTTCTTTCATCATCTCTTATTTGTCTTTGCTGTTCAGCTTGCCTATCATACTTTTCAATTAAACCTTGATTAGCTACTGCTGCTAATTCTGCTTTCTTTTTAAGTTCAACATTTGCTGTTGCTGCTTCTACTGTTGATTTAGTGTATTTAGTTAATGCTTCTACACCTTTTTTAACAGTTTTGCTAATTTTTTCAGTTGAATTATCAACTCCAGTATAAACATCAACTAATTCTTTTCCAGCTTCTTTAACTGCTTCTAATGCACCTTTAAAATCTCTTGCAAATAATTTTTTCATTGCTAGAGCTAAAAAACCGAATGCTTCAATAGCAGATTTTACTCTTTCAATAATATTATCTTTTATAGCAGTTGCAAAAGTTTTTAATGATTCTAAGGGGTCATCAAATATTTTCTTAAAAAACCCTGTAATAGCTCCAATGTTACTTGATATAAAATTAAAAAAGTCACTAAATGCTAATGACAAACTTTCAAAGGCAATGTTAAAAACATCTACAACTTTTTGATTTTGTTCAAACAGTTCTTTTAATGTAGCAAATGCAGCAATAATTAAACCAATACCAGCAGCTTTTAATGCTGTTCCCATTGCTCTAAAACCGCCAGCTACACCTTTAGCACCTTTTTTTAACCCCTGTAATGCTTTGCCAGATTTTTTTAAACCACTTACTTCATTGTTTGTTGTTTCTAAACCAGTATTAAGAGTTTCAACTTCACCAGATAAATCTTTAATATCTTTTTCAGCTTTACCAGTCTTGGTTATTATTTCAAGTATTTTAGTAATCATTTCTTCATTCTTAATTGGTTAAACCCTTCTTTAAGTGTAAGTGGTACTTTATTAACACCTAATGCAATATTTATATGTTTATCATATAATTTATTCTCCTTACAAAATTCTAATGCTTCTAATATTGTTTTCACGTTGGTTCGTTTAATAGTTCAAAATTTGTTTCTCCACTTTGTAATTTAGTAGACATTTTGTTTATTGTATAAGCTCTTGTGCCTACTATAATTAAATCATCTAATGTTAAAGTGAGTAATACTTTTAAAGGCAATACAGCAGAGAATTTAAAAAGCCTTGTTCTTTTGTTAAATACTCTTACTATGTAATTTTCGTAATAAGTTTGAAATAAGCTATTATTATTACCAGCATAATCAGTTAGTGTGTAGGTGTTTATTTCACTACCAAAGTTTAGGTTGTGAGTAGGTGGTGTTGATGAAGTGCCTAACTCATTACAAGCACTTGGTATCCAATAATCATCTAAAATATATTTAGTTCCTGTTGGACATAAAGCACCATAAGTTTCAGGTCTTGTACTATCTAAAAAGTTAATTGATGTAGCTACATTATTTTGATAAATACCATAAAACATTAAAGGTTGACCTATATTTGGACTTAAATTCGTATCTAAAAAACTACCAACTTGCGCAGTAGTTAATGCGCCACTTGTTTTATCTTGCAATCTTTCAAATAACATATGCTCAAAAGGTAGCTGTATTTGATAAATACTTTTCTTGCTAACATCACTAAGATAATTTAGCTCACCATACTTTTTATTATTTAATAATTTAAACTGTTCTGCTAATATGCTTTTTGGTTCTGAATATTCAAAATCCACTTCGCTAAATGGTATCACATCACAAACAGTATGTTCATTTGTTTTTACATATTGTGTTATATCTTGAGTATCTCCACCAGCATAGTAATTATCTAAAGTTTTAACTACTATCTGATTATTAAAATCAATATAAGCAGTTAGATTAAATTGTCTAAATAAACCATTTAAAAAGTCTTTAATTTTTAGCTTTGGCATTTGCTCAGTAACAACAACCAATTTATCTTGTGGTGTTAATGTTGTTGAAGTGCTTGTAAAAGTTGCACTCCAATTAAAAGTAGATGGAGTGCCTGAAAAATCATTAAAAGTAAAAACTCTAGTTATTGTAAACTTAGATTGAAATTGTATTGATGAATCTGTCATTAACCTACCAACAAAATCATTACCATTAGGATTAAAAGAAACTAATGATGCTACATCTAAACCATTTGCACCACCAATTGTTAATGTAACAGAACTTGTTCCACTTTGGTTTTCTACTTTTGCAAATGATTCCCAATTATTAGCACGTACTATTTCTAGGCTGTAGTCAACAGTAGTATATCCTCCTGCTGGAGTTACTTCAAAAGTTATAGTAGTTACATCTGTATCAGGTCCAAGATTAGAGTTCCATTTATATATGCCAGTATTTAAAGTAAAGTAACCTGTATATCCAGAAGTATCTGTTAGCTCTGTGCAGTTAGAACCACTACAAGTATAAAAATCACTATTGCCAATCCAAGTGCCAGCAGTTGCCATTTTACCCTTTTCTCTATGTAGCCATAAATACAAATTAGTCATAGCAGCAGAGTCAAGAAATTCACCAGTTTTAAAAGTTATGTTGTATTGTTCTTCAATAGCTTTTATAATATTTTTAACTGTTACTGCTGGTTTTAAATCTTCTGTAACAACTCCTCTTTGTTGATGATGTGTTGTTTGTGTAGATATATTTAAACCATTATTAATATTACCAGTATCGTCATAAATATAACTTTGTGAGTGTGCTATTAGTGGATATATAATAGCATCGTTATAAGCAACAGAATCAACAGTAAAATTTAAACCATTTTCTAAACCATCTTTTACATTAGTAACTGTTGCACTATGATTAAATTCATTAAGCCAAACTAAATCAGATAGTTCATCTTCATTTATAGAATTTTTAAAAGTTGTCGTTTCACCAAAGAATGTCACCTTATACATAGATGGCTCTCCTAACTTCATTACAACTTCATTTAATTGTATTTTACCAAACCTAAAATGTAAATGATTTAATTCAATCCTTGAACTACAAAAAACACTAGAATCAAAACCATCAATATCTGGATTATACCAATGCTTAAAAATCTTATTGTTAGTTTTACTTGCTGGTAAATTAAAAGTTCTACTGTAATCTGTAAATAGTTTATCAATATCATTTACATCTTGAATTACTTGAGTTACTTCAATTAGCTCTTCTTCCATTAAATCAACTCTAACAAAATCTTGTGTAGTTGTTGTATTTCTTAACTGTGGCTGTATGTATAAAATAACTTTCTGCACTATCTAATGTTGTTTACTAAAGCAAATGATTTTTCAAAACTCATTGTGTAATTAATTAACCTATCGTTTAAGCTAGTCTTTTTAGCAAACGAACTTTCTTTTAAATTAACTGGATAAATATTAGCACTTGAATCTGTTAGCCAGATGTATTCACTAACCATTAACTCCTCAAAATATGGATTCATTAATTCGTTAACAAAACCAGTATTTAAAACAATTGATTCTGTAGCGTTTGCATTAAATGTTTTCTTTGCGTGTGCTGTTGTAGAATAAGTATTAAATGTCAAAGATTCTTGACAGTCTTGTCCAGGCTCTTCAGGTGGGTCTAACTGAACTGCTCTTGCTTCAAAAATACTTCTATTAAATGTTTCTCTTGTAGCATCCAAACTTTCTGTTGATTTCTTAAAAAAGAATAAGTCTTGCATTGCTCCCCATCTATTAAGAAAAGTAATTTTATTAACTGAATATTTGCATTCTTCTATTGGCTCTATAGTTATTGTAGTTGTGCTGGAATCATCATAAGTTATTAATACACTATCTAATAATGTTGTGTTTGTAAATTGCGCATACTGTATTTTTTGATTTTGATTACCATTATCAGTAAAAGAATCTGTTTGTCTTACACTTGTGCCAGAGCGCCATTGAACAGAAGCAACTCTTTCAACATTTACTGGTATTGTTGCAGTACCATTTCTATCATATTGAATATAATTACCACTAATCATTGCAATAGGTTCTGTTGTATAGTTAACACCATCTTTAAATTTATTATAACCTTCTTGAGCTAAGTAAGTATTTGTAGTTACTGAACCAATTGCTGTTCCATCTGCTTCTCTTGCTGATGTTGTAACAGTAACCCAAATAGAACTTTTAGCAGATGATGCAGAATAAGTACCTGTAAATATTTGCTCTAAGTGGTCATTTACTATTTCACTAATATCAAATGAAACACTATTTTCATCACCTAATGGTTTTTTATGTAGTGAATAAGCTGCATAAAGGTCATCACATACTTCAGTTGAATTACTTAATCCGCCGTGAACAACTATATTAATTTGAAAGTAGCTAAGATTAGCACTTGTTTGTTGTGGTGTTCTTATAAAAAATGGGCTTCTTGTTCTTATTATTGTACTCATTCTATTTCTAAATTATCGTTTAAAAACCCTTCTAAAAATTCATCTTCAAATAATGGTAATGCCTCTTCAAATGGTTTTGTGAAAAACATTGTTGCTTTAATTCCTTTACTATATATACTATTTGCTATTATATAACTTAAACTTTGTCGTGTAATAAATCTGCCAGTCTTTTTATCTCTTCCTTGTATATTAGATTTTTTAATCCACTTTTCAAATACTTCTGCTGGTGGTCTTTTAGTAGTGTATTTAAATGGACTTTCTGAGCTTTCTGGATATGTAGATTTTGCACCTTTAACACCTTTATCTAAATACTCTCCATAATCTTCACTAAGAAAAGAAACTTTATCACCTTTTATTCTATATTCTAAACTTCTAGATAATGCATTAGATTTGTTGTGTGTGCCATATCTACCACCTTTTCGTAAATTTTCTCTTGACTTCTTAATTACAAACTCAGCGTATTTCTCTAATGCCTTTTTAAATTCACTCATTAGCAGTAAGTCATTTCATCATTAGTACCACAATCAAAAGTAACTGCCCAACCAGCAAGCATATTATCAAACCGTTCTGTGAATGGTTCACAAGTAGCAGGATTAATTAGTTCAAACTTATCTTTATATAAATCACTCTTTTGCAAAACTCGTATTACTCTTGTTGCTAATGCTAACTGAGTATTTAATATATCTTGCCTGTTGTCGTTGCCTCTATATAAATCTGTTACTTGTTCATTGCTAATATCTACTAAATCCATAAAGAAGATAGTAATGTTAAATGTTACATAGTTGTTGTTTATTGTACTGTTATTAATCATTACGTGAGATAATGGAAACAAGCTCTGCTTCTTTAAATCAATATCAGCTATATCACCAAAAGTTATTTCGTTGTTAAATGGTTCTGCAACAATTACTTCTTTTATTTTATCTATTATATTGTAAAAACTGTTCATACTATTTTTATATATCTTGGAGTGTGTTCACCTAAATCTTGATTAATAAATTCATCTAAGTCATCAATAGCATTATCAAAATCCATATTGTCACGCTGTATTAATAAATCTAAACATATCCAATAATCATATATTGCTTGAACTGGATTGTTAGCTGTGATACCTAAAAACGCTTCTTCAAATCCATCAACTAAAATAATGTGTTCATTTTCAATTAATAAATCGCGTTCTGTTAATTCTTCTAATATATCGTCTTTTGTCATCTTTGATTTCTTTTTAATATTTGTTGTTCTAATTCATATTTATCTTTTTCAAATGCTAAGTGCATTAAACAGGTGTGGAGTTTTGATTTGGTAATTTCATTGTATTTGAGAATGTCTCCATTAGTAAGTCCGTAGATAGATTGATACCAGCCCCATTTAGCAGAGAATCCTGCAGATGCTGAGGAAGCTCTATCTCCTTCTGAGTTGCTAAATAATTCAGGATAGTTTTCTGTAATTCGTTCTTTAAACTGTAAAAAAAAACAAGCGAACCAAAAACAACATCTAAAGTAGTTTCTGACATATCGTATTTATCAGCACTTTCATAATCTTCTATTAAATACTGCTTCTTCTTCTTGTAGGTTATTGGCCTAAATAAAACACCTATTGCTTTATTCATCTGCTCCCAATCTGCAAGGTATGTATCAAGGTCAACATATTCACCAAATGATATATCATCCAGCTTTGGTATAAATCCAAACTCTTTATCATTCATTGTAAACCTATCTATAAACTTAGGTTCGTTATTAAATAGCTTTGTGAGTTCTTCGCAGATGTTGTTTATATCAGTAGCTTTAATTTGTAATACTTGCTTTAGTGGTATATTACAAAATATCTCTACCATCTTCTGCTGTAGAAATGAATCCAGTTCTTTACCATCAGCAATCTTTAACCACTTTTGGTATTGCTTTAAAGTAACTTCATTAAGTGTTTCTGGTATGTTAATAGTTAACTTCATTTATATATAAACGTATTAATTAGTGAATCGTTATATACAAATATAAAAAAAAGTAGGTAACGCTCTTGTGCCGACTACCTACTTTAAACCAAAACATAAATTTTAAATCAAGACTTTACTAAACGTATTTAGAAAGTTATTTTTAAATTATAGTTAAATATAATAAAAATTTTCTTTATATATCTTATCTTTTCTTATCTTATCTAAATGCTTGAGGGTGGCTTAAGCGTGGCTTCAATAAATGTGATATTCTCCTAAACTTGGATTCTGTAATTGGTAACTAACTGCATACCTCAACGCATCAATAGCGTGATTAAAATTATCTACTGGTGTTTGTGATTTCTTTTCTAACCAACAATAGTTATTTAACTCTTTAATTAATTCTGTGCTATCTTCAGTAATTACTAAATCATAATCTTGTAATAAACTAATACCAAATGTAATACTACCTTGCCCTTTGATAGCTGGAACAACATTGCAATCTCTACTTAGTTCAGTTATTAATCTTGGTTCTGCTGAATCACCTACTATTAAATTATCTGCTGCAAACTTTTTATTAAGTTGTAGTATCTCACTTGTAGTTAATTTAGTTTGATAGAAGCATAGTTGTATATAGATAACTTTATTTTCTTTATCTATGCTCGTTTTAACTAATGTGCTTGGGTCATTGCTAAAACCATAATCTTGACCATAAACAACTTTACCTACTTGCTGAAACTCTCCTATGCTCCAATCAGTAAATATAACACCTTCAGCTTTATCAAGCCAAGCACCTTCTATTGTATGCTTGTATCTGTTTGGCCTTCTAACCTTCATTGTTTCAATCTGCTTAATATAGCTTTCTGAAAGGTTATCTAAGTTATCTAAATATGTAGTGTGTATATAGGTAGTATCATCTTTAGTTATATTACTGCCAGCAGCAACACCTCTATCTTCAAACCAACGCTTATAAATGAAATGTTCTTTAGTTGTTGGATTCAATATTAATATAACTCTATTCTCTTGTATTTTATTACGAACAGATAAATCAATTTTATCAAATATATCTTCATCGTTAAGTTCTTCTGCTTCATCCATTACCCAAGTAGTGATACCAGTTAAAGATTTTAGATTAGCAGTCTGGTCACCTGAACTTGTTTTAATACCTCTAAATATTATCTTGCTACCATTGCCTTTATTTATTATTTCATCTTTAGTTATTTTGAATCGGTCAACAACTCCAAGCAGTTCTAACTTTTCTATAAATTCAGGTATAATACTAATGCTGGCTGCTCTTAGCGTGTATCTTGTAAATAGTATTGTGTGTCCAGCTTGATAGGTTAATAGTAATAGTACTGAGTTAACTGCAAATGATTTGCCTGAACCTCTACCACCAGTTACAATAAAGTATCGAGCAAATGATTCATCTAATACTAAATACTTTTTATTGAGCTTTAATCCGTGCAATGATATTTCTAAAATCGTGGTTTACTTCTTCTGAAGTGTGTATATCAACAGAATCTTTCTGCTTGCCATAAATGCTATCTAATACCATATTTAATCCTTGAGCATCACCTTTTTCAATAACCTTTTCTATAACAGCCATAGCCATTCTATATTCATTAGTCATCCATACTTCTTCACCAGTAACAGGATGAATACCTTTTGTTCTAAGCTCTGCTATTTCTTTTAATATTGTGCTTCTATTCTTAGCACCTTTTGGTTTGCCTTTAGGATTACCGCTCTGACCTTTTGTCCATTGGTGTTTTACTATATCTTCTTTTGACATCTGCTGTTGTATTTGTGCTGTATTTCTTTAAAAACATTATTAGCTTTCTTTCAATTGCTTTTGCTTTCTCGTTCATATTCATATTCGTTGTATAATCTCTTCATTGTATCAACTAAACCTTTAACGCAACTACCACAACTGGATGCTTTTTTGTTGGTGTTAAATACTCTATTGTGTATTGTTAATAGTTCTTTTTGTTCTATGTTGTTTACTATGTTTTTATTTAGTGTGAAGAATCCTTTTAAATATATATATTCTTCTTCGTTTAAACATTCTACTTTGTAAGGAAATAATTTATTCAGCTTTTCTTTTCTTGCATCACATCCGCAGTCTTTACCTAACTTATCAAATATCCAATCAGTTGCTTGTTTTATACCTGTAGCTTTTGTTATCTTTTCTACTGTATCGCCTAATCCTTTACTATTCATATTATTTATTTATAATCCACAATACCCAGAATCACAACTATTAAAATCATCATCAAATAATTCTGTTTGTGTTTTCCATTTAATTACATCTTTATACATTACATCACTTCTCCATTTACTTTTACTTGTTTCTTGGTCTGCAAACCATTGCATTTTATTTGGATGTTTATTATGCATTTTCTTTAGTAATAATGGACTTCTCCAATGGCAACCAACACAGTTATTCATATATGCAAATCTTACTGGTTTATTCTTCCAATACTCTTCTATATTGTCTTTGTAAATATTATCATTTATTAATGGAAATTCTGGTTTACAATATCTCATTTCTTGCCAACTATTTCTGCCATCTTTTAATTTACTAAATGTTGCTTTTACTTTTGTGTATCCTTCTTCATCTGTTTTTTCAAGCATTGATATTGCTCTTTTAGTTTCATTAGCTCTATAGCCAAAACGCATTATAACTGGTTCTTTAATTACATCATACATCCAATATAAAACAGGCATTGTTTTTAATTCTGTAGTACAGTATCTTGCAATTTTATTTGGTAGATATTTTTTTTTATCAATTATTAATTTATCAAATGTTTTACCAGTCACCCAATGTATTTTCTGACCTATAAACTGCTCTAAGTCTAATATGGTATTAATAATAATATCATCTTCTAAAGTGCCAATAAACTCAGTTCCTAATTTATCAGATACTAACTGCCTGACCTTTGTATCTGGATACATACAGTTTTTGTCATCAGTTCTAACTAAAGAAAAAACATTATAGTCAGCTTTGTAGTTAGCTGCTATGTAAGCTGATGTTTTACCTCCTGATATACTATTAACTGTTATCATTAATTTTTTTTTTAATTTCTTTAATACAATTGTTTATTGTTCTCCACACAACTACGTGTGATATATTAGTTGCTGCAGATAGTTTTCTAATGCTGTGAAATTTCTTTCTATATAAATTAAATAACTTTCTATCAAACCAGTAAAATTCATTTACTATATCATCAACAACTTTTTCTATATCTACATACTTTGTATTGTCTGCTTCTATAATGTTTTTAAGGTCTTTATCTATTAGTAAATCTTTGTCAACTCTTATAGTGTCAATGAATATATTGTGCATCATCTTATATATAAACGCTTTATTTAAAGAATCGTTATACAGAATATCATTAATTTTTACTTTTTTACTATCAATTTTGCTATGTAAAGCAATATAAAAGTCGTGTAATAAATCTTTTGCTGGTATTTTACTGTTGCTGGTTATTTCCTCAGCCATAGATAGCCAAGTATCTTCATCTCTAACTAAGATGTGTAGTATATTATTTACTTCTGTATTCATCAAGTTCAAGAAGTATATTTACAAAATCATCGTATTTTAAAGCAATGTAATCATTTTCAAAGTTCTTAGTAAATAC